CGTACCGATGCAAACCACAAGGAGATAGTCGCGGCCTTCCGTAAGTTTGGATGTTCAGTGCTACAGCTTCATACAGTCGGCAAAGGTTGCCCGGATTTATGTATTGGCCTTAATAAAAAATCGGTACTCGTTGAAGTAAAAGACGGTGCAAAGGTTAAAAGCGCCAGATCACTAACAAAGGATGAGCAAAAATTCCATGATGAATGGAAGGGTAGTTTATTTGTAGTTGAGGGATTGAGCGACGTAATTTCACTGGTGAAGGGATTAGAACGATGAAGGCTGACAGTTTACTGATTCAAGCTGCCGAAGTAATGCAGGAGCGCGGAAAGCAATACGACAAAGCAGATGGCGAAAGAAGTATGGGTAAGGCGGTGCAGGCATTCAACATCATCACCGGCCACAGCATCAGGGAGTCGGAAGGATGGCTGCTGATGGAGTTGCTAAAGAACGTGCGCAACTTCACCGGCCAAAAGCATCATACCGATAGCTTGCTGGACGGGATAGCGTACTCAGCACTAAAAGCCGAGGCTGGCATGGCAGAAAACCTTGAGAAAGCTTGGAGGTAGATATGGCCTACTGTATGGAGTGTAAGCGCGGGGTGCAAGAGTCTGATCTTAGACTTCTGCCGACAACCAAAAAGAATGTGACAAGGCATTGTTGCGAAGAGTGTCTTGTTAAAATAATTCGCATGAGAAAACAGGCGAAACTGCTTGCAAAACAAATGGCAGTGACTACAATCAAGCAGAAGAATATTAATTTAATCAAGGGATAAATATCATGGACATGCCGCAACAAGCGCCACAAGGAATGCCACAGGGAATGCCACAAGGAATGCCACAAGAACCACAAGAACAGGCTGAAGCTGGCAGTACGACCATTGAATTGGTTATCGGTGATGATGGATCAATGACCGTTGGCCTTGAGGGTGAAGAAGGCGCGGAAGGGGGCAAAACTCCTGCAAGAAATATTAATGAGGCGCTGAGTATCATCAAGCAAATAGCCGACAGCCTGACAAATCAAATGGGCGCACCGGCGAAGCAAGAAGAACAGAAGGCTTTCGAACAGGAAATGGCTGCATAACCAAAAGTATTTACGAATCAAATTAGGAGTCGATATGGCAAAAGCATCAGATGCACCAATGGGGACGGGAATGGTACGCAAGGCGGCCAATTCAATTCAGAATGACCAGGCATACAAGCGCTATGTGATCGAAACCCAAACAAATGGGGAAGACCCCATGAGCATGGATGACTTCCTTGCGAGCCAGAAACGCGCAAAAGCTGAAGAAGACGATGCTTATCGTGCGGAGATGAAAGCTTAACCATGCGTATAGCCTGTAAAGACATTCTCAAGCTCACAGAGGGTTGTGAGTATCTGGATTTTGATGTAGCCCCAGCGTGGCAACCTATTGAAACAGCGCCGAAGGATGGTGATTCAATATTGTGTGTAGATTGTTTATGTCGTGTCGTATTGTGGTGGGATGATTCAATAGGGCAGTGGCGCGATATTTCGGGGGATACTTATGAGCCATCCCACTGGATGCCGCTGCCTAACTTACCCGTTGCATTAAAGGAAGCTGAGTAATGGCGCTGACACAAAAGCAAGAGAATTTCTGCCTTGCATTCATGGAGTTAGGCAATGCAAGCGAGGCGTATCGTAAGTCATATAATGCCAGCAAAATGAAGGATGAAACAATACGAGTTAAAGCTTTTGAATTAATGCAAGGCGGTAATATAACGGAACGTCTTGATTTTTTAAGGAATCAAGCTGCAAAACGTAATGACGTGACAGTTGATTCACTTATGGCAGAGCTAGAAGAGGCGCGGCAAGTTGCAATGACTGCCCCGACTCCACAAAGTAGCGCTGCGGTTGCCGCAACAATGGGGAAGGCGAAGTTGGCCGGACTTGATAAGCAGTTGGTCGAACACTCCGGCAAGATAACGGTAGGGATCGAGGAATTGCTACGTGACATCATCTGAGTTAGCGGTAAGAGATAAGCTGCGCGTACTAAAGGGCGACTTTGAACAGTACGCCAGAAACTTCCTGAAGATACGTAACAAATCTGGCGAAATCTCGCCGTTCAGCTTTAATAAAGCACAGTTGTATATTCACGAAAGACTAGAGGCGCAGCTTAAAGAGACAGGGATGGTTCGCGCTGTCATTCTTAAGGGGCGGCAGCAGGGTTGCTCAACCTATGTCACTGGCCGGTTCTTCTGGAAAACTGTAATGAACTTTGGCAAGCAGACTTATATACTTACCCACGAGCAGAGCGCAACCGACAACCTATTTGGGATGACCAACCGTTATTTAGAGAACTACCCAGATGATATGCGCCCGACACTTGGGGCAGCTAACGCAAAGGAATTATCATTTTCAAAGCTGGATAGTGGGTATAAAGTTGCCACGGCTGGCAATAGAGGTGCAGGCCGGTCAGCTACCGCGCAATATCTACTTGGTTCGGAGGTCGCGTACTGGCCGAGCGCCGAGGAACATTTAGCCGGAATTATGCAGACCGTCCCAAGATTGCCTGGCACAGAGGTTATATTCGAATCTACGGCAGACGGGATAGGTAACGTATTCCATAAAATATGGCAGCAGGGCGAGGTCGGTGGCGGAGGATGGCAGGCTATATTTGTGCCGTGGCACTGGCAACAAGAGTATCGTGCAGAAGGTGTTGTACTAAGCGAAGAGGATCGCGCTTACGGTGAGCTATATGATTTAGATGAGCAACAAATGATGTGGCGTAGGCTGAAAATCAGTGAAATGGCTGATGAAAAGCAGTTTATGAAAGAGTACCCGTCAACTCCGGCAGAAGCATTTAGCGTGTCGGACGACAAGACTCTTATTCAGCATGACATGGTAGCAAGAGCAAGAAAGGCGGTAGCTGTTGCCGATGGAGCCAAGATTATAGGCGTTGATCCTGCAAGATTCGGTGAGGACAGGACTGTAATCGTAATCAGGCAAGGCAGAACCGTTGAGATAATTGAGACGGTTCAAGGGAAGGACACGATGCAGGTTGTTGGTCTTGTGCTGCAATCCATCAAGAAGTTTAAGCCTGACGCCGTATTTATTGACGTTGGCGGAATTGGTGCCGGAGTATATGACAGGCTAAAAGAGTTGAATTACAAAGAGTGTCGGGCTGTAAACTTTGGCGAGAAGGCGCTTGACCAGACAAAGTTTGTGAACAAACGCGCTGAAATGTGGGGGTTGATGAAGGAATGGCTAAGTTCTCCACCTGTTCAACTTCCTGATGATGACGCATTGCAGGCTGATTTATGCGGCTTGCGCTACAGCTATGACAGCCATGGCCGGCTAAAACTAGAAAGCAAGGACGATGCAAAGAAGCGCGGCATTAGGTCTCCCGACTTTGGGGATGCTCTCGCTTTGACTTGGGCAATGCCTATTAGACCAGATGCTTTGCTTCAATTAAATATCCCTGAATACGAGGTTTCAGTTAGTTCAATGGGCTACTAAATAACGCTTGCAATTCAATTACTCCTGACTACAATCAGGACAACTCGCTGTGATAGCGACTAATCCCTTCGAAGGAAAATTATTATGGCTATTGTCGCACCAACAACCAAAGATATATCGGGCGATGGCTCGGTCTTTCTAATCTCTTGGAATCTAACAACCGCTGATACTACTGGCGCGCCGATTATCGGCATCTCTTGGGCGGATCGAACTGCATTATTCCAGTCACTCTCATGGGGTGGCGCTACTGCTGCCATTGAGGGATCGAACGATGGCTCGGTTTATGTGCCGCTTACTGATATTCAGGGCGTTGCAATTTCAAAATCCGCAAACGACATTGAGTCTATCGTTGAATTAACGCGATACGTTCAACCGCGTCTGACCATACCCGGCACTGCTGCCGCTGTCACTGTGTCAATTGTCGCTCGCCGTGCAACTCCATTGAGAACATAAGGAAAATCCCATGAGCAAATACAAAGAAGCTGCCGATACGCTGAAACGTGCCGCCGTGAAATATGAAGCAATGATGGGCGCTGCAAAAGTGCTCGATGAGGTTGGCTCGCTTGAGCAGGCCGCGAAAGAATACAAGCTGCAAGCCAATGCTGCGCTGAAAGAGCGCGATGAAAACCTTGATGAAATGGTCAAGGTTAAAGAGCAGGTTAAGAAAGCAAAGGCTGATGCGGCTGATATTATTGCAAAAGCCAATGAGAAAGCTTCTGACGTTCTTGCGACTGCTGATACCGCTGTTGCCGGCAAGCTGGTTGATGCTGCTGAGAAGGCCGAGAAGATGAAGACTGACGCGGTAGCAACTGCGCAAACTAAAGTGTCCGAGCTGAATTCCAAGATCGAAAGCCTAACCAGTAAGATCGAAGCACTAGCTGGTGATGTTGTGTTGTTAGCGAATAACAAGGCACTTGTTCTTGCTGAGGCTGATTCCGCTGAGAAGCGCTTGGCTAAAGTTAAGGCTGATATTGCAAAGCTGGCTGCTTAAGTAGTCCTGCACGGCAGCTATCTAGCTACCTCACGACTCTCTGACGCATAAAGGATAACCCATGCCAGTCTCACTCATAACCCCTATCATCGCAACGGTAGTTAGCTAATGGCATCCATAACATCTGCCGCTACAGGTCTTGCGTCTGCCACTGGAACTTGGGTAGGCGGGGTTGTCCCTGTTACAGGCGACAACGTAACTATTGCAGCAGGCCATGTGGTCACATTGAATGGAACTTTTGAGTGGGGGGATGATACATCCTCTGCCATTACAGTAAACGGTACATTGTCACACAGTCGATCTGCGTCCACTCAGCTTACATGTGTTGGTAAAATTATATTCGCGCTGGGCTCTACGCATGATATGGGTTCATTCGCTTCACCAATACCTCTGCCATATACCGCTAAAATATTGCTTAACAAGTCAGCGACGCTACAAGAGAATGAATTTGGTATCCAGTATAAGGCCGGCTCAATCAGTAAAATATTCGGGGCTACCAAGAAGAGAATAACAACTCTAGCTTCAGCAGTAGCAGCGAGCGCTACCAGCATCACTGTTGCAGACGCTACAGGATGGAAGATAGGTGATGAAGTTTATCTACCAAGCACATCTACGACAGGTAACTCTGTTGACGTGAGAATTATTGCTGGAACCTACGGGGGTGGCACAACCGTCCCGCTAACAGTAGCTACAACGTATGCCCACGCGATAAATGCGCCAGTATCAAATATTACCAGTAACGTAACAATCGACGCATTCAACAGAACTTATCCATACACATTTTATGTGGAGATTAATACCTCAACAATCGCGGCTTCACTCGAATGGGGGTATTGTTCAGTAGATAGTGTTGGTAGCGTTTACGAGACTTATGGTGTCGAGTTTGGGCAGGACGCAAACTACACAGATACCCCTTGGCCGAACTTGTTTAAGTACATGGAGAGCGTGGCCTACGTCAATAGGAGCACCTCTGGATATAGCCTGTACCCACACACCTACAGCGGTTCTTGTGCTACAAGACTGAAGTTTGATAACTGCGCTATTTTATCAGTTGGGGCAGGAGAATCAACACAAGCACTTTTTGACGGTGGTTACTGTCAATTTAACAACTGTATGTTCGCTGCAATGTACCCATTAGATAGCCGTAGTATGCTGGGGACTACAATCACAGGTGGGTATATATGCACCTCTTCAAACGGCTCTGTTTCTTCGTACGAAGGGGCTGGCGCAGGGGCCGTCATAGACTCAGTAAAGGTAGTGTGTACTGCGACGAACGCAAGAGTGGTAAGAGCATTGGTAGCGTATTTTATACAGATAGATTATAGGAACTGCGACATGACGTCGTTTGGAGGTGGACTTGCAAACCTAGTAGCAACACAGTCCTACGCAACTAGCTGCAAAGCATCCTTTACTGATTGTGCCATGGGCACAATCCCAGCAATGCTGGATCAAGCATCACAAAAACTCCTTTCGTCTGTTGGCTACATTATAGTAAAAAATAGAAATTCAGACGTTACCCTGCAAGAAGAGTGGTATCGAGACGGAACCGTAGAGCGCAATAATAGCACGGCTAAACGATCAACTTCATCAATGAGTATGAAGCCGTCCACAGCCAATACTTCATTCACTAAGGCTACTGTTATAAACGTCTCGAATGGTGAGACAGTACGTATAGTGGGTTATTGTCAGTATGACTCAGCCTATTACAACGCAGGCACAGGTTTTGTCGCACCAACAATGACTCTATCAGGCACTATCAATGGTGTTGTTCTGACTCCTGTTGTATATACAGCAGCCTCAGCTAATGCAGGCGCATGGAACTTGATCGATAAGTCAATCACTAACTCAAGTGGTGCAGATGGCCAGATTACGATTACTTTTTCAGTTCAGTCTGCTGTTACTACGGGTAAAGTCTATTGGGACGGCATAGTGCTCGACCCAATGGTTACAAAAGCCCGGCACTATGGTTTTGTATTTGACGAGGCAAACCCCAAGCGCACAGTGAATATCACCACTAGCGCAAACGAAGCCACAGCGCAAACTTATTCTGGGGTTACCGTTTCATGGGGCGCGGCCTCAAGCATTACGGCGTTCAGCGCGGATAAAACGTTTCAGTATTTATACGATTACACCCAATATCAAGCGTGTTTGAACCTTGCTAGTGCTCCACCTCTTACAGGCGCTGGTGTAGCTGGAAGCCCCGCATTGTCCGCACAAGGTAACGTCACAATCCCCACAGGATATAAGCTAAACGGTGCTGGCTCAATCAGCATGGGGTCGTACACATTAAGTTCTGAACTAGCTGGGCCGATTGCTTACACATACACAGGCGGCACTTGGTCACAACTTACTACTGTTCCAACGGTAAACGGTGGGCAGTTAAATATCGGTGCG